AACTGCTTTACGTTTCTGGTGCGATGCCGTAGATTGCAAGGTAAACGGATTGCCACCTGATGAGCATGATCTAATTCTACAAAACCCCATAATGAATGTACGCGCTGCCTTTGGCACTGAGGTCTAATGTTATCTGTCGAATATAAAGCCACTGGGGAGCTTATCCCTTATGTAAACAATTCAAGAACCCACAGCGAGGCGCAGATACAACAGGTAGCAGCAAGTATAAAAGAGTTTGGATTTACCAACCCAATCCTTATAGACGACGAGGGCGGCATTATAGCGGGGCATGGGCGTCTTCAGGCTGCACAGCTATGCGGTATTGCCGAGGTTCCGACAATCACGTTAGAAGGGCTTACAGAGGCTCAGAGGAAGGCATACGTTATTGCTGATAACAAGTTAGCCCTGAACAGTAGTTGGGACTCTGAGATGCTGGCTAATGAGCTAAAGGCTATATCTGAGACTGACATTAGCTTTCTAATCACAGGGTTCGACGATATACCTGAGATAGAGCCTGACGTTGATTATGGCCTCTTAGATGACGATATAGATACGTTAGAAGATGGCTGCAAAAAGGCTATCCAGATTGAGTTTCAGCTTGAGCATTACGACGAGGCTTACGAGCTTGTAAAGTTCTGGAGAGAGCAGGGCGCATACGTTGGCTATATGATGATGAACTATCTGAAGGCGGAGAAAGACAAGTTATGAAAACTATTGAGTTAACGCAGGTTGAACATGAAATATCTGTCGGCGATGTATGCGGAGATATAAAGCCTACTGTTACAGAAGATTGCATCTTTCTGCAAGACGGAAAGCCTATAGGATTTTTCATCAAGCAAATGCCTGATAAGGCTTGCAAGCTGGCTAATCTGGCTAACCATGAGCTACGAAGCGACAACGTGCCAAAGACTGCTATGGTCAGAGCTTCAGGCGTAGAGCAGTTTAGTTGTATCATCGGTGGTGTGCCGCCAAAGCCGCACATGAGGAGGCCTTACCCCAGTATATCTTCAGTTCATCAAAAGAAGTCAGCGCATAACTTCATCAAAGCTATGATACTGTTGGCGAGAGAGTCAGAGAAGCTGATTGCGGAGCATCTGCCAGAGCAATATGCTAGACAAAAAGAGATATTCGACGGCATAGATGACAAGTGGAAAGTCGGCAGCATGTTCACTTCATCTATTAGCAACTACAATATAAGCGCACCTTTTCATCGAGACACAGCCAACATCAAAGAAACTGTCAACGTGATTATCACTAAGCGCAAGAACAGCACTGGCGGCAATCTCTGCGTACCTGATTACAATGCAACTATCGACCAGTGCGATAATTCAATCCTTGTATATCCAGCATGGCGCAACGTGCATGGCGTAACCCCGATATTGCCAACGCACGATGGCGGCTACAGAAACAGTTTAGTTTTTTACCCATTACAGGCATTTATAAACGCATGAAACAAGGCAACCAAGGCGATGGGGGTGGGCGACCACCTGTTGAGCTAACGCCAGAGCAGATAATTGAGCTAAAAGCCCTTGCGTCTGTATTAAATAAGGCACAGGTTGCTGATTACTTTGGCATCTGCGAGAACACTTTGCGAGCTTTAGAGAAAAGACAGCCTGAAGTTTCTGAGGCTTATAAAAAGGGGCGAGTCAATCAGATAGCAGGGATGGGATCGAATCTTATCCAACTGGCAAAAGCCGGTAATGTCTCTGCGAATATTTTTTACCTCAAAACGCAGGCTGGCTGGAGAGAAAACGAGGCAGAAGCGCAAGAGATTCCCCCAATTAATATAGTGGTAGACCATCGTGCAATTGACCCTGCCGCAGAGTGAGATATTTTGTAGCACTAGCCGTTTCCGTAGCGTTGTTGCTGGGCGGCGATTCGGCAAGACATTCCTTAGCACTGGCGAGATACTGCGAGCAGCCACATCAGGTAAGAATAAGAACTGCTGGTATGTAGCACCGACCTACGGCTCTGCTAAAGAGATTGCTTGGGATATGCTCATTCATACCATTCCCCCTGAGTACCTAACCAAGACAAACGAAAGCAGCCTGACTATGCGCCTGATAAACGGCAGCACTATCAGCCTGAAGGGAGCAGAGAAGCCAAACAACCTGCGAGGGCGAGCGTTAGACTTTGTGGTGCTTGATGAGTTTGCAGATATGCGCCCAGAGGCTTGGTATGAGGTAATCAGACCATCGCTATCTGACAGGCTAGGCTCTGCTCTGTTTATCGGTACGCCTAAAGGTCGCAACCATTTCTATGACTTGTATAGCAAAGGGCTTGATGGTGATGATGACTGGCATAGCTTTCAATACACGACTATCCAAGGCGGCAATGTTCCCCCAGAAGAGATCGAGCAAGCCAGACAAGATTTAGATGAGCGCACGTTCAAGCAAGAGTATGAAGCCCAGTTTGTAAACTACAGCGGCATCATTTACTACGGCTTTAATCGAGAAGAATCTGTTGGTAAGATCGAGGCAGACCACCATACACTGCACGTTGGAATGGACTTTAACCTTGACCCAATGAGTGCGGTTGTTTGCGTTAGGCATCACGACACATTGTTGGCGATTGATGAGGTTGTAATGTGGGGCAGTAACACTGATGAAATGGCGCAAGAATTGAAAGCGCGATATCCTGACAAACGTGTTATCATCTACCCCGACCCCGCGTCAAGACAAAGAAAAACTAGCGCAGGCGGTAGAACCGATTTGAGCATACTTCAGAACGCGGGTTTTGAGGTAAAGGCTAAGACCAGACACGCACTGGTTAGGGACAGAATAAATGCGGTCAATTCCCGATTGCTGTCTAGTGATGGTCAGCGGAAGTTGCTGATAGACCCTAAATGCAAGCAGACGATTGAATCTTTAGAGCGTCAGACCTACAAAGAGGGAACAAGTATTCCTAATAAAGATGGTTTTGACCACATGAATGATGCGCTCGGCTATCTGGTAGAGTATCTATTCCCAGTACGCACAGAACGCGTTGTAGAACAACCAAGACGGTGGAGCTAATGGCTTATAGCAAAGACTTAGAATACACGCACCCAGAATATGATAATAACAAATACCGCTGGGAGTTTTACCTGCGCAGTTATATGGGTGGTGAAGATTACCGCGATGGCGCATATCTGACGCGCTACGTCAATGAAGATAAAGACGAGTATAGCAGACGACTCGATCTAACCCCGATGGACAACCACAGCAAGAACATTGTCCACATCTACAGCAGTTTCTTATGGCGACAGCCCCCAGTGCGCAGCTTTAACTCTGCCGCTGGCAACTATGCACTAGAACCATTCCTTAAAGACGCTGATCTTGATGGTCGCGGATTTAATGCCTTTATGCGTGAAGCTAATATCTGGGCTAGCGTTTACGGCAACGTCTGGATTGTTGTTGATAAGCCTCAGTCTAATGCCAGAACTAAAGCCGAAGAGCTAGGGCAGGACATTCGACCTTATGTGACTATGTTCACCCCAGAAAATGTATTTGACTGGGAATATGAACGTATGCCTTCTGGTCGGTATGAGCTTTGCTATCTTAAAGTTCGCGAATCTATAGAAGAAATCAGCGACACTGAAAAGCGTGTTTATTATCGTATCTGGCGCAAAGACTCTGTTGAGCTTTGGGAAAGCATTAATGAAATGGATCGGCAGATTGAAGTTATGGACAATGTGCTTGGTCGCATCCCTGCTGTTTTCCTGCCTGCTCAGAGATCAGTAGTTCGCGGTATCGGTATTAGCGACCTATCAGATGTTGCGTATATGCAACGAGCTATCTATCAAGAGCTTTCAGAGATCGAGCAGCTTATTCGTATCAGTAACCACCCCACTTTAGTTAAGTCATACGAGACTGACGCAAGTGCAGGTGCTGGTTCGGTGATCAATATGCCTGACGATATGGAAGCTGGCATGAAGCCCTATATTTTACAGCCCAGCGGTCAGAACCTAGATAGCGTTAGAGCGTCTATCAACGACAAGATCGAATATATCAATCGCATGGCTCATATGGGCGCAGTACGCGGCACAGAGGCAATCACGCAGTCTGGTGTAGCAATGCAGACTGAGTTTCAAATGCTTAACGCGAAGCTGGCTGAGAAGGCCGACATATTAGAATTAGCTGAAGAGCAAATCTGGAACTTTTGGTGCGATTATCAAGAGCTGACCCCAGATGTTGAAATATTCTACCCTGACAGCTTCGATATTCGCGACTACGACAAGGAGCTAATATTCTTGCAGCAGATGCGAGCGACCGGCGTTAAGTCTGTAACTCTATCGCAAGAGATAGACAAGCAGATCGCCGACCTAGTGCTAGACGATGAAAAGCTGGCTAAATCGCACCTTGAAATCGACCAAGGCACACAAGTTATAGGGCAGTTCAACGAAGAGGCTGAATAATGCCTACAGAATCGCAATATGACGAGATTCTCGACAGGCTGGCAGATGACCATCAGCGTAGGCTTTCAGAGGCTCTAACAGCCTTAGAGGAGCGTGTAGCGGGTGTTATGTCTGGTGCGCCACTAGAGAACGGCAACCTGTTCGATACTGAATGGGCTATTGCTGCTAGGCCGCAATTACGTGAGGCCATGGAGCAAGACTATTTGACTGCTGTTGATTCTGTTGTTCGGGAATATGGACAGGTCGCAGTAGAGGCTCAGGATATGCTGTCAACTTATGGCGACTTCACCAAGTTAGATTCTACGGTGATTAACCAGTTGCAGCGTCTATCATTTCAAGGCTTCGAGTCTGTTGCCAACGAATATCTCGATGTACTTGCTAACGAAGTTTATCAGTCTACTCTGACAGGCAGATCGTTTAACGATACGGTCAAGAACCTGCGCCAGACAATCAACGGCGTGTATATCCAGAGCGACGATGTGGAAGCCCAACGGCTAGTGGATATTGTAAACAGTGGATCGCCTACTGCAGCCAAGGAAGCTGCCGAGCAATTACGCACTAAGTTTGCCAGAGATAGGTCGGGTAATAACCTGCGGCGATATGCAACTGTATATGCGCAAGACAGTTTGATGCAGTTTGATGCATCAATTAACACTGCTATTGGCAAGCAAAGCGGTGCGACTAAATGGAAATACTACGGCGATGTCATCAGGGACAGCAGACCTTTCTGCCGCGAACACGCAGGACAGGTGTTCACTGAAGAAGAGATTGCAGACACTTGGGCGGGTAGTTGGAAAGGTAAATCATCTGGCGACCCTTACATAGTAAGAGGCGGCTATAACTGCCGTCATCATTGGCGACCAGTATTTGACGAGGAATAACATGGCATACGGTAAAAAGAAGAAGAAAAAAAAGCCCACTAAATAAGCTGGGCTAAAGTCTTGGGGGAAAAATCAATAGGTATTATATCTGTTGTTAAATTCTTCAATCCATCGGTCTAAGGTGAAGTCATTCAGTTTGTAGACAGGGATTGATGGGCAATCGGTGTAGCTAATATCTGTTGGGTGTATCCAGTAAAAATAACCCTCACCTTTGTATAGCTCCCATCCAGCCTCTATCTCTTGAATCGCTTTATTGACCTTTTTCATTGTAAGCATTTTATTACCTCCGAGGGTAGCCCCCTTTCGGGGGCGGTTGAATTATGCAGCGTCTACTGTTGGCGACATTGAGTAGTTTCCAAACGGCATGAAGTATTCGCAATCATTGTATTCATGAATTTTAGCTTTTTTTGGCTCACAAGTATTTGGATGGTTGAAAAATACTGTTTTAGCTGTTCGGCGTGTAACCGTTACTTCAAATGTGCTGTCATAGTTTGAAATAAATCTACCGCGATAAGTTTTGCCAGCCTGTAATTTTTTCATGTCGTTTAACCCTTTGTTTTTTGAATGTAGGAGAATAATGCCTGTTGTTTACATTAATGTCAACACTTTAGATGATATTTGAGCAAAAAAGTTTATATGCTAAAATCGAGACTCACCAAACTCTATTTGAGGCATCGTTACATGAGCGAAGATATCGTGGAAAACACAGAAGAAAACCTAGATGACATTCAGCATGAAGAAACTAAAACATTCACACAGGCAGAGCTAGAAGATGTTGTGGCTAAACGCCTAGCGCGTGAGCAGCGCAAGTTTGAGAAAAAGCTATCTGGTATTGACTTAGAAGAAGCTAAACAATTGTTATCTCAGAAAGAACAGATCGAGCAAGACAAGCTCAAAGAGCGCGGGGAGTTTGAGACAATCCTGAAGCAGACTGTAGAAAAGAAAGATGCTGAGATTGAAAGCTACAAAAGCAAACTGCAAAAAACTCTTATCGATGGTGCGCTATTGCAAACTGCTAGTTCCAATAATGCTGTCAATCCAGAGCAAGTATCTGCCCTGCTGCGAAACCAAACTCGACTAGCTGAAGATGGCACAGTTGAGGTATTAGACAACAATGGTACGCCGCGTTACAATGACAGCGGTGAACTGCTTACTGTCAATGAGATGGTAGGCGAATTTCTTACAGCAAACCCTCATTTTGTGCGAGCCAGTAAAGGCGGCACAGGTAGTCAGGGTAACGCTGGCGGCTCTACGCAGAAGCCTTTGACTGCGGTTGAAATGGTTGAGAATTGGAATAACGGTGGTCGCGAGGCTTACCGCGCCCTAATGAAAGCCAACAAATAATCTTTTTAACTTTAAACATTGAGGTAATGCACAATGGCTGCAACTACTAGTACAACTCTTGACGACCTGTTTGCGAATATTATCGCTCAGGCTCGTTTCACTGCTGAAGAGCAATCCCTAATGATGGGCTTGGTTACTCAGTACAACATTGGCAACGAAGCTGGCAAGACCGTTCAGGTTCCTAAGTACCCAGCAATCGCCGCTGCTGATCTAACCGAAGGCACAGATATGTCTTCAACCACTGTTTCTACTAGCTCAGTTTCTGTAA